ATTTACAATTTAAAGAAAAAATTAGGCAAAAAAGAAAAAGCACTTTGGGAAGGTAAAGGTCGTCCTCCTGTATTTAAAAGAGTACAAAAGGAAAGCGATTGGAAAACTTACTATGGTTCTCATAGTTTTTTAAAAGACGCAAATAAAGAAGACTTAGAAAGAAAAATCCTACAAGTGGCTTTTAATAAAAAAGAACTTACATATTTAGAATGTAAATATCAATTTATATTAGAAGTTTTAGAAACACCTAAATATCTTAATGATAATATATTAGGTAAGTTTTACGATAGGGATTTTAGATGAAAGAAGATTTATTAAAAAAATTATTAGAATCAGTTTTAGGTAGAAGTAAGTCTGCTCGTGGAGGAGACGAAGCTGTTTTTAAATGTCCTTCTTGTAACCACCATAAGAATAAACTAACATTTAACTTACTATCTCAAAAATTTCAGTGTTGGGTTTGTGGTTATAAAGGTCATAGAGCTTTTCAATTACTTAAAAAAGCCAACGCTCCAGGTGCAGCATATAGTGCTTTAAAAGAAATAGATCAACAATATAATTTCAAATCAAAAGTCAAACAAAAAGTTGACGCTAACACTTTAACGCTACCTAAAGAAGTCACACCAATTATGTCTAGCTCTGCAGTTTTATCAAAACATGCTTTACATTATTTAAACCAAAGAGGAGTCACTCAACAAGACGTAGTAAAATACGATTTACATTACTGTGAGGAAGGACCATTAAAAAACATGGTAGTAATTCCATCATATGATAAGGATGGTTTTTTAAATTATTATGTAGGTCGTTCGTTCGATAAAAACGCGTATATTAAACATAAGTTGGCTTCCAGTACCAAGGACATAATCGGGTTTGAAATGTATATAAACTGGGATCTTCCCGTAATTTTATGCGAAGGTGCATTCGATGCAATGGCAATAAAACGTAACGCAATTCCCTTATTTGGTAAAAAATTATCTACAACACTAATGAAAAAAATTATTAAAAGTAATGTAGAAAAAATTTATCTTGCATTAGATGAAGACGCTTTAAAAGACGCTTTTAACCATGCAGAAACATTTATGTCTTACGGAAAAAAAGTCTATCTTATAGAAATGGGTGATAAAGATCCATCTGAACTTGGTTTTAAAAATTTTACAAAATTACTTCATAACGCAACAGAACTTACAACTTCTACCTTAATGAAAAAAAGGTTAGCCTTGTCATAAAGCTTTATATTTATTACAAAACTACGTAGTTGATGGAAAAGATAGCACTCTTACCTGGTGGGTTTAAGCCACCTCATGCAGGTCACTATAATATGGCTAAATGGCTTATATCAAATACAGATGCAGATACTATTATAGTCAAAGTAGGAGTAAGAATAAGAGATGGTATTAATCGTGAAGTAGCCCTTAAATTATGGGATCTTTATAGATCTACAGACCCTGATTCAACATCTAGTAAAATATCTATTTTAGCTTCTAATTCTTCATCCCCAGTACAAGACGTTTATGATTTTATAGAAAATGAAGCTCCTGAAAAATCTAAAATTTATCTGGGAATTGGAGAAAAAGACGCAGATGATAAACGTTATGATAATATAGGTAAATTTGCTGAACCAAAAGAAATAGAATATGAAGTTACAAAAGTACCACCACAAGCAGGAGGTATATCAGGTACTGAAATGAGAAATTTTATTAAAAAAGGAGACAAAGAAAATTTTTTAAAATATATTCCTGATCATTTATCTGAATCAAATAAAGATAAAGCATGGGAATTAGTTTCTTCTATATCAGAAGATTTATATAACCCAGAAGATAAAGTTTTAGATTATATGAGAGGTAGCGAATGGAAGGCAGGAATGCCTGATGGTCCTAAAGATGATATACCAAGAGCTTATAAATATAAAAGAGGAGGAATGTATAATGCTGCTTCGGGGCAAGGAGGAGCAGGAACAATGTATGAAAATAAATATTATTTAGATAATAGTACAATTCAGGGAAAAGGAGCATTTGCCCAAGAAAATTATCCCGAAGGAACAGTAATAGATAAATTACATGATATTTTAGGACAAAGACAATATAATTTTTATGAATTAGGAAAAATGTATAATCACTCAGATACCCCTAATTGTAAAAATATAATGAAAGATAATACAAGATATTTAGTAACTATTCAACCTGTAAAACAAGGAGAAGAACTTACAGCAGATTATAGATTACAACCTGATTTAGAACAACCAGGAACAAACTTTCAAATGTTAAATGAACTTGAAAACCATGAAATTAAGTTTTTTGCAATGCATGCTGATATTTTAAAACAATTAAATACACCTAATTTTAAAGCAAAATTTGTAGAATTACAACAAGAATTAGAAGGTGAAAGATTAGAAGCTTTAGAATATTTTTGGGATGAATTTTTCTCAAATTTAGAAGATAGTTGTGAAATAGAAAAATCATTCGATAAAAAAGTAAATGAAAATAATATCTTTTCAAAAAATTGGTGGTTTAATATGTTAACAGAAGGAGGAGCAGCAGGACATATGGCTCATCCTTTTGATTTACCAAACGTAACAAGTGGTAGAGATCTTAAAGATATATTTGAAAAAGCAGCAACTTCTCTAAATACAAATCCAGGTGCTGTAAAAATAGATGGTGTAAATTCTTCTATTCGTTTAATTACTTTAGATGGTGTAAAACAATTTGTAATGGACAGAGGTTCTAAAAAAGAACTTGACATTAAAGGTATTACAAAAGATGATTTATTAAGTAGATTTGGTGATGGTCATGGAATGGTAAAAATAGGAGGAGAAGTATTAGATATGTTTAATACAGCATTACCTCAAATAGAAAATGATCTTAAAGCTTTAGGTGCTTGGGAAGATCCAAATATTTTATTCAATATGGAATATGTTAGTGGTAAAACTAATGTACAAGATTATGGGTCAAATTTTATTGCAATTCATGGTTTAAATAAGATAGAAAGTAAAGAAGTACAAGGTAAAAGAAAAATGTTAACTAAAAGAATTTCATCAGAAATATCTTATAGTAAAGATAGTTTACAATCAATGTTAGATAATTTAGCTCCAATAGCTAAAAAACAAGGATTTGAAGTTTATGGTTCAGTTCCTACAGAAATGAAGAAAAAACCTAATTTGAATTCTGCACTTTCTCAAAATTATTCTGTAGAATTTACTGAAGAAGTAAAAACTCAACCATTAAGTAAATGGTTAGATGAAATTAGTGCAATTCCTAAGGATGAGTTTATATTTATAACAAGGGATGGTACTAGTAAAAAAGTAGGTGCTGTTTCCAAACAAGTTTATCAATTAATCTTAAATGGAGAAAATATTGATGATTTGTTTAATGAAAATGATAAGAAAAAAGCCATTGATGGTTTTGTCACTTATCTAGCAACTGAAAAATTAGGAGATGAAGTACTTAAAGTATTAGATTCACCAATGGGTTCAGTTGAAAATCATGAAGGTGTAGTAATTAGAGATGAAAAAATAGCAAGTGTACCTTTTAAAATAACAGGTAAATTTATATTAGGAGGATTAACATCAGATTTTTAATGAAAAAAAAAGATATAATAAAATTAGTAAAAGAATCAGTACAAGAGATTAAATCAGACGCTTATGGTAGTGCTACTTTAACTTCTCAAGGTCAATCTATTCATAGAGCTCCAGGAGTATGGGAAAATAAAGAAGAACTAGCAGACTTACAAGCTCGTTTAGACCAATTATATAGAGAAATGGAACAAGAGGCTGAACCAGAAGGAGGCCCAATTTCTGATCAGTATGCAGATGAAATTACAAAGTTAGAAGACGAAATAAGAGCATTAAAAGGAAATTCAATAGAAGGGGGACCATCATACGATGAAGTATATCTTAAAGGTAAGTTAGTTGGAATGACAGATGCATATGAATATGATCCAGATCGAGGAATTGTAATTTTTCCAGATTTAGGTTCTCTTCAATATAGAAGTAGATCTACTCAAGAAATAACATTTACAAAACATAAAGGAGAAATACATTTTGTTCATGCTTTTGGAATGACAAGATCATATGATGAATTAAAAAAAGTATTTCCTGAATTACCTCCAATGGGAAGATCAAGCTACTCAGGATTCTTTAATGTACATTCAGACAAGGGAACTATTCCTGTAGATTTAGACACAGCTCAAGCAATGATAGATGCTATGAAAAAAGGAAGAGACGCAGAAGCAGGAGCACAATCAGCTTTTTATACGAGACAACCTGGAACAGGAGGAACTGGAATAGAGGAAAACTTAAATAAAATAGAAAAGAAAATCATTCAAATTCTTAAAAAAGAAGGAGGGGCAGCAGGTTTAGCACCACTTAAAAAGGCTGTAGATAAAATGGATCAACCTAAAGGATTTAGTTTAAAATCTACATTACAAAAAATGAAAAATGTAGAAAAACATAAAAATAGTGATTACATTTTAACCCCTATAAAAGAACAAGCTCCACCCCCACCAACAGGAGGAGCAACACCTCCACCACCAGCAGGAGGAGGTGGAGGAGGAGGAGCACCATCAGGAGGAGGTGGAGGAACATCAACAGATCCTGACGCAAGAGCTGAACAAAAAGAATTATTAGACTTAGAAAGAAAAAAATTCTCTATAAAAATTAAATATTTAAATAGAAAAAAATCAAAAGCATCAGCACAAGCTGCAAAAGCATCAAGTGCTGCAATTAAAGGAATCCAAAAACAAGTAGATCAATTAATACAACAAAGAGGTAAAGTTGGGGCACCTGGAGCTCCACAACAACAACAAGAAAATAAAATTATGAAAACAAACAAATTATTATCTGATTACTTAAATAACAATAAAAATGTTAATTTAAAATCAAAAATGAACGAACACAGAAAACTAGCAAAAAGACAAATGTTAATGGAAGGTGCTTTAAAACAATTTTTTGAAATGTTTGATCAAGGTAGAACTGATGAAGAAATAGTTCAAGATTATGCATCAAAAGGAGTAAGTGTACCAGAAACTTTTGTAAAAAAAGCAAGAGGCCAATATGAATCTCTTACTAAGTTAAAAACTGAATTAGAAATGACTGAAAAAGAATTCAAAAATGATGCTAAACAAATTGTAAATAACCCAGTAACAGGAGAAGCAGATATGTTAGATGATGATAAACAATTAGCATCTGGATTATTTGATAACTAATAAAAACTAAAACTATGGCAAATCATTGGAGAAAAATAGTAATCCCTGTTAGTTCGTCAACAGTAACAGCTATTACAGGATCAATATATAAAGTATGTAGTAATGGAGCAGCTGAAACTATTTCAAGTGCTTCATTTGGATGG